GACAAAAAATGATTATCAAATCTGGTGATAGAAAGCGAGACATGTATGTGGAAACTTTGTAAGATTTTTTGGATTTGTTTAAAATGGGCATTAGGCATTGCCATGGTTCAATGGGTTATTAAGTTCACGCTCAATAAACTGAGTCAAATTGAAACCGTTGTGCAACCTGTTGAAAAAAGTAATAAATGTCGTTGTACTCGTAAGGTAAAGTAAAATGAATCTACAAGAAATCCATGCTGGTAGTTTAATTGCTTTTAGTGGGGTTTCTCTAGTTAGTGATCTTATTAATTTAGTTACCTTTGGACAGTGGCGTCAAGGCATAACTCATGTTGGAATTATGGGCTATACTGATGAACAACGTTTACTTCTTTTTGAATCAACTACACTTGATAAAATGCCGGACGAACTCTTAGGTAAACCTGTAAACGGTACCCAAGTGCATGAGTTATCGAAAGTAATTGAATCTTATGAAGGTAAAATTTGGCTTTATCCTCTTGTACAAGAATTAACACCCAATCAGAACGTTGATTTAACTCAATTTTTAATGGCTACTTTACATGTTCCTTATGATGAACAGGGTGCTATGAGATCGGCTTGGTTAGGTCTTCCAGGTATTCCAGATTATACACATAAAGATTTAAAACGAATTTTTTGTTCCGAATGGATTATGGCTGCTTATGAACAGATTTCTGTCTACAAAACGCTAAATGCTAGTAGTTGGAATCCTAACCGATGTATTAAACAACTGCGTAAAGATAATATTATTACCAAACCCATTAGATTAAAATAATGTCAACTACAATTCTTATGCAAGTTATTTTACCGATTATTTGTGCGTTATTAAAAGTAACCGACTGGCTACTAAATCGGGTACCACTCACAACCCAGAATCTTATTTTACAACAAATGTCACAAACGTTGCGAAATATACATTTTAAAAAGATTCCTGTATTATTAGACTCGGTAATGGAAAGTAATACAAATACTGCTTTCGATAAAACTTTAGAACAAAAATTATCAACAAAAGCTGGTATTCAAGATATTGAAGTCAAACTTCTGATTGCAAAGAATAGTCTATGAAAACATTTGTTGTAAGTGATCTACATTGTGGTGATGGTGGGGCTAGAGATAATTTTGCCCAACTTGGTAACGATAAACAATTTAATGAGTTTCTTGATTATGTTGGCGATAATCAACTTATTATAGCGGGTGATTTATTTGAACTTTGGCAGGGAAACTTTTCAAAGATTCTAACCTATAATCGCCCATTAATGGATCGGCTTGGCCAAAAAAATGTAATTTATATCATTGGAAACCACGATATTGATTTGAAATATTTCATTAACACTAATCAACTCTCACATCCACTGTTTGCTAAAATGCAAAAAGCAGTAAGATTAGATGTTGGTATTAAACATACATTAATTGTGCATGGTCATGAAGCGGATCCATTTTGCTGCAACGAAGATCCTGACTTTGGTCGTGTAACAGCTATTATTTCTGGACTTTTAGAAGATGCTAATTCATCTAAACCTAATAATCCAATTGTAACAGAAGATAGATTTATTGGTGGATTAGAAAAATTTGTAAAGTTCTATAATTTACTTACATTTAAAGGTTCTGACGATAGACTGCAAGAACTTTATGATAATTATCAACAATATTTATTTGATGCGGGTGCGGATTGTTTAATTTGTGGGCATACTCATATTCCTGGTCGAATTGATGAATGGTATTATAACGCAGGTTCATGGGCAAGAAATCAGAATACCTTTTTAGAGATTTCTGATATTCTAGATGTTAGTATTTTTGAATGGGCTAATGGACCTAAGAGTATTGATCCAATTTTAGCATGAATGACTTAACCAACATATTTAAAGAAGCGTTAGCAATGGGACTAAAGAGTCAGGTTCTTACAACCTGTTCTCGCTGGTCTGAATATCGTCGTATGATGGGTGAACCATTTCCAGGTCCTTATCGGTATACTTATCATCCTTGGTGTCGAGAAATTAGTAATTCAACCGCCCCTTTTAATTCAACTATGAAGGGCGCACAACTTGGTGTAACTGAAGTTGCTATTAATCGTGCCTTTTATACTATTGATATTTTAAAACGGGATGTGTTGTATGTGTTACCAACAGCAATCAATGCTGCAGATTTTTCAAAATCTCGATTCAAAGCGGCCTTATTAAATAGCCCATACTTGGAATCAATTTTTACCGATACAAATACTATTAGTTTAAAGCAAGCCGGGGGCGTCAATCTCTATATCCGTGGCAGTAGAGGTGATAGTAATCTAAAATCCATTCCAGTTTCAGTTTTGATTCTGGATGAATTAGATGAAATGGACCAAGACCAAATTTGGTTGGCTTTAGAACGTTTAAGTGGTCACGTGAAAAAAAGTGTTTGGGCTATTTCAACACCTAAAATTCCGAATAAAGGCATTCACAAACTATTTATGCAAGGCACTCAAGAACACTTTCTGTTTAAATGCCCTCGGTGTGGAAAGTCAACTGAATTCGTATGGCCAGATTGTGTTGAAATTATTGGTGAGTCGGTTACCGACCCACGTTGTGCTGAGTCTTTTTTAAAGTGTAAGGAATGCGGCGGACGAATAGAACAACAAGAAAAACCAGAATTTCTTGGTGGTGGTTGGTGGGTTCCCCAGTCAAATGAAGGTAATTCAGAAAACAGAAGTTTCTACATTAATCAACTTTATTCTTATACCGTGTCAGCAGGTGAATTAGTTATAGCACATTTTCGTGGGCTTGGTGATGAAGCGGCTGCCACAGAATTTTATAACTCAAAACTTGGTATTCCATATATTGGTGATGGCGCAAAAGTAACCGACGATATGCTAGATGACTGCGGTGGCCGACATTTAAAAGGCGAAAATTTGCCGCGAACGGGTGGCGAGCGTTTGATAACAATGGGAATCGATGTTGGTAAAACATGTCACATTGTTGTTGCCGAATGGCTTATTGATGCAATGGGGCGCGATTTAAATGTTGCTGCTAAATGTAAACTCTTATGGGAAGGAACCGTATTAGGTTCAGAATTTGACAGATTTGATTATTTGATGCGTGAATGGCAGGTTTTGGCTTGCGTGATTGATGCGATGCCATTTACTACTGACGCTCGTCGCTTTGCACGGCGTTTTCCTGGTTATGTTACACTTTGTAATTATCGTGCGGGTCGTACTGGTAAAGAAATAACCGTAAATGAGGATGAATTGGGAACATCCACAGCAACAGTAGATCGTACTTCTTGGATGGATGCGGCTTTAGGTCGTTTTCACGATACACGAATCATGTTGCCTATGGATGTAAGTAGAATGTTTCGTGACCACATTAAATCCCCTGTTAGAATGTATGAAAAAGATAATCAAGGAAATTATGTCGCGTCATACACAGAAACCGGTCCTGATCACTTTGCGCACGCTTTGGTGTATGCTGAAATTGCCCTACCTTTGGCAGCAAGTTATGTAAATAATCAACCCATCAAGGCATTTCTATAAAATAGGTTTAAGGTAAGTAAATAATGGGATACCCTGAAAAACTAGTTATCGATTATCGGCACCCTAATTTTTATAGGGACCAAGCCTATTGGGATATATGGAGAGCTACTTACAATGGTGGTGATGACTTCACATATACATATTTACAACAATTTACCACGCGCGAAACAACAACAGATTTTAATAATCGACGCCAGATAACACCTTGTGCGGCTTTTGCAAAAGCGGCTGTTAATGATATCCGTAATGCTATTTTCCAGCGTATGCGAGACGTGCTGCGAAAAGATGGTAGTTTAGTTTATCAAAAAGCGATGGAAGGCTTTGATGGTGGTGTAGATTTACGTGGTTCCAATATGACAGCTTTTATGGGTTATGAAGTTTTAACAGAACTTCTAATCATGGGGCGGGTAGGTATTTATGTAGATATGCCAGCGGTACAAGCAACAACCTTGGCAGGCGAAGGCAACGCCCGACCTTATTTATACATGTATCCCGTTGAAGATATTCTTTCTTGGACTGCATCTCGACCGGATCAAAAATCAGAATACCAAGCTGTACTTCTTAGAGATCGTTGTGTAGACTACGGTGATTTAAGTGACTATAGTGACCAATTGCCTGTTGAACTTCCACAAGGCAGTTTTGAACGCTATCGATTTGTATTTATTTGTCCAATTGATGGTAAGGTAAAAGTCCAATTTTTCAATGCTAAAGGGAATCCAATAACTCCTGATAATATTGAAATGTTAGCCGTTGATCCAATTCCTTTAGACTTGGAGCAAATTCCCTTTACTGTTTTAGATATTGGTGACAGTGTATTAAAAGATGTATGCAAACATCAAATAGCCCTTTTGAATTTGGGTTCAAGTGATATATCTTATGCTCTAAAATCGAACTTTCCTTTTTATATTGAACAAAAAGATTTACGAGCAGTCGGTGACCATTTAAAACATGCAAGTACCTCTGATGGGACAGCATCCAGTGGTGGTCAACCTAGTGCGAACCACGAGGTACCTTTAGGTGTGTCACAAGGTCGAGCCTATGATTTAAGAGCCGAGCGTCCGGGATTTATTAATCCATCCCCCGAACCGCTTATGGCTTCTATTAAACTTCAAGAAAAACTAGAAGACGACATTCGTAAGTTGGTTAATCTTGCTGTTGCAAATAAAGTTGGCAAATCAATTTCGGCTGAATCCAAGGATATGGATAATCAAGGTTTGGAAGCTGGTCTATCATTTATTGGTATGATTCTTGAAAATGGCGAGAGACGAATTGCAGAACATTGGTCAGCTTATGAAGAAAAAAATACAAATAAGCGTAAAAGTCCGGTTATTAAATATCCTGACCGATATAGTTTAAAGACCGATTTAACTAGACTTGAAGAAGCTAAGAAACTAACAGAACTTATGTATTCAGTTCCAGGTTCAACTGTAAAACGTGAATTAGCAAAATGTATTGTTAGTTCGTTGTTGATGGGACGTGTTTCGGTTGAAATTATGAATAAAATCAATGAGGAAATCGATACCGCTCCTTATACTACCAGTGATCCTGAGATTATCTTACGGGCTAAGGAACTTGGTGCTGTTGGTGATGAAACGGCTTCATTAGCACTTGGATTTAATGAAGATGAAGCTGAGAAAGCACAGGCTGATCATATTAAGCGTATTCTTCGTATACAGGAATCCCAAACACCCAATAACGGACAATTAAATGGTGACCCTGCATCCAGAGGAAATCCTGATTTATCAACAGATCCAGGACGACAAGCCAAAGATGAAAAAACATTATCACGTGAAACAACTTTAAAAACAGACACAAGTAGTCCAGTCCGTGGTCCTGGTAAAGATAATAAGGAAGAAGACTAATGGCTAGTATGTATGGTTCTTTAGTGGAAGCTACAGCTTATTTTTTGACTCGACTGCATTCAGATGCTTGGGATAATGCCACATCCAGTGATCAAACTAAAGCATTATACACAGCGACTCGTATTATTGATCGATTAAATTACAAAGGGTATAAACATACTGTTTATGTAGTTTTGGAGGCCGCAGACGAGTACGATGATGTTGAATTAGCTGATCGACGAATTGCCGAAATAGCTCAACCTTTGGAATTTCCAAGGGACGCAGATACCGTGGTTCCTGAAGATATTGAGACTGCATGCTTTGAGATTGCACTTTCGCTTCTAGATGGAGTAGATCCCGACATTGAACTTGAAAATCTCGGTACAACTGGACAGAGTTATGCTGGTGTAAGAACATCTTATAATCGAGAACAACAACCAATAGAACATCTATTGCATGGTATACCAAATGCAATGGCTTGGCGAATTTTAAAACCATTCCTACGGGATGGTCGTGAACTTATTACTGTGAGAGTAAATTAATAACCTGGGTTCTCGCAGCCAGGGATACATAGCTACACCACCTGCAGGTAGCATGTACAACCAGCAGGGCGTTTTTAGGAGATAGAATATGAAGAATTATCTAATGCAAGTTTCGTTGTCAATGTTTGAAAACGAGGATGAAGCGGCTGCGGCTGCTGCGGCTGCCTCTGCTGCAGCTATTGAATCGGCTGCTGCTGAAGCGGCTAAGGCGGCGGAAGCGGCTGATGCTGCCAAGAGGGCTAAGGGCACTGATAATAAGTCATTTAATCAAGATCAGGTTAATGCAATTGTTGCAGCAGATCGTCGAAAGTTAAATGAACGATATCAAGAACTCGAAAGTGCTTATAAAAATGCTTTAGAAGATCAAAATCTTACCAAAGAAGCACGTTCGCAATTAGAAGCTAAGTTGGAAGACGTTCAACGAACTTATTTAACCAAAGAAGAAACTTTGCTAAATGAGAAGAAAAAGGTTGAAGAAACTTTATCCAAAGAAGCTAATACATGGAAAGAAGCGGCTATTCGATGGGAGAATCAATTTAAACAAACACTCATGGACCGAACTCTGCAAGATGCTGCGGTTCAACATGAAGCGTATAATGCTTCACAAATTATGGCTTTACTTCGTCCGATGGCTAAAGTTTCAGAAAGACTTGATGAAGCAGGTAAACCAACTGGTTCTTATGAAGTAGTTGTTGATCTTGCTGACGTAAATGGCGAAACTGGATTGCCACAGATTACGCGTCGAGCCCCTGAAGACGCTGTGAAGCGAATGAAAGAACTAAAAGATTTATACGGCAATCTTTTCAAATCAAATGTTGTAGCAGGTATTGGTGCAGGAACGGCACAAGGTTCAGCGCAAAACGGTCGTGTCGATGCATCAAAGGTTTCAACAGCAGAATACATGCGTCTTCGTAAAGAAGATCCTAGTCGTCTTGGTTTGAAGAAAACTGTTCGTTAATATTTACCGATTTAAAATCGGGTGTG